GCCTTATCAAAAGCGGGCTGTAACCATGGGCGCGGTGACATTTTAGACGTGCCAAACTCAAGCCAAAAGCCATGAGGTGCGCCTTTTCGACTGCCAACTGTCATGTCTTTCTTGTCGAATGTGATGTTTTCAATCAGCGTACCCATGTCTGTTTTCGGTGGCTCACCAGCAGCCGAAGCCTTGTGTATTTCTTTACCACGCTGATATTCATTCCCCGTTCTAGTGCCGCCTTTGATTGATGATATGGCTTCGCTATGGGTCTTTAACGCGGTCTCAATAAGAATGGATTGCAGCTTCTTTTTATCGCCATCGACTTCTTTTTTAATGTCGGAAAATAGCTTTTCAATGCCTTCAATCTCAATTTTCAGCATCGTTTTCCTCGCACATCAGCACCTGAAAAACTTTACCTTCTTGCGCTAAATCCTCATCAAGATTTTTAATATACTTAATAGGGAAATATCTACCGTCAAATAATACCCTATACTTAGCAGCCGAAGCCGTATTCTTTAGCGCGGCGATATAACGAATGGTAATTCTAGATGTTACACGGCTTTGCAATTGGCCTTGCAAGTATGGCTCACGGCCTGAAGTTGGTTCAATCGCAGCCCAAGCATTTTGCAGGGTTGACCATACAACGCCTGACCCACCATAAGCATCGGAGGTGTCTGTGCGTGTCTGGATAATGACAATGTTTTTCGCCTTTGCTGGAAATTCCCCGCACTTCATTAAATCATCCCCATATCGTCAAGCAACCGATACGACTGCAATAACGCCTGACAAGCTGGTGGCATTTCACATGACTGGCGGCACTCGTACATATACGATACATGCTGCCGAACGGCTTGGCGAATGCCTGCTGGAATTGCACTTGGTACGCTACCATAACCCGCAACAAACCTAATCTTCATAGCCGCACGATCACGCAAATTTGAAGGCCATACGTTCCCGCTATTAAGGAACACACGCCCACCATCACCATCAAGCGTGTAGAATGCAGCGGATACTGTGGTTTCAGCGTTTGTTACATCGAATGTCTTAATAGATGTGATTGATTGAATGGGCAGGAATGGCAGGTCAATTTCATTACCATAGCCATATACTGATTGACGTGTGGTATTGTGTACGCCATCACCAAGTCTGTCAACCTCATCAAAACCAGAGTTTGACGGTCTATCTAAAATCAATTCAAGCGTTTCTGTGATGATTGCGCGGCGCATATATTGTTTTGCAGCTTCTGTCGCAATATCGATAAAATCATTAATCAGGTTGTCGTCTGTCGTGCCATCCACACGCATGTAATTCTTCATGTCGGACAGGCTTATAACTTTTTCAGGGTTATCTGAAAACGGGGTAATTACTTTTAAGGATTTTCTATTGTAAAACATAATTACCTCAGGAAAAGAAGGGGGTGAACGATTAAGCCCACCCCCAGCTTATTAAGTAGCAGCGATGTTGGTTGCTGCGAACGTAACAACAGGCGCAACCAACGGATTGCCGACAAAGGCGATACCGTTGATAACTGCGTCTGTCAATGTCGAGCCAGTTACAACAACACGAACGTATCTTTTCGCACCAGTATAACCGATTGTACCAACTGCGATACCATCAGAAGCATCCGATGTTACTGCAAGGGCGGATTCAAGACCAACCAAGTCAGCATCAGCAACAGCGGTAAAAGCGGTGTCCGCAGTCGTGTCACTTTCTTGGATTTCAAAAACAAAGCCCGAAGCAGTACCAGCGTCAGTAACTGTGCCAGTCATGAAAGCGAAAGTACACGCTTCAAAACCAGCCAAATCAATGATGTTACCTTTTGAAGGGGTTGTACCCGACAAAGTAGCCTGAATTGCCTTGGCAATTTGGAAGTTAGATTTATGATCAACTTTAGCCATATCAGTAGTCTCCTTTTCTTTCTATTACGTGCTGCATTTCTGGATTTTAACAGCGTCAAAGTTCGTAACGTGACCGCCTACGCGTTTTGCAACGTAGAATTTCACGCGACCTTTGTTTGTCAACGCATCACGGATAACCAACAGGCCACGGCGATCATAGATCGTATAAGCACGTTTGAAGTCACCATAAGCGATTGACAGCGCGTTAGCACCAAGAGCCGCAATGTCATCAGCGAAACGTACATCTTTGCCCAACAGCGTCAAAGTCGATTGACCATCACGCAAGAAAGTTGGGGTGAAGAAGTAGTTATCTGCGCCCTTCAGTTTCAGAATTGCACCGTATGTGGTACGTTTCATCATGAAGGATGCCGCTGGTTGATACGCTTCTTTCAATGCATTTTGCAAAGAAATAAGGCCATCAGCGGTAACGGTAGCAGCCGAACCAGTAACAACTTGCTCGATTTTATCGCGCTCATAAACACCAGCCGAAGCCCATGCCGAATGTGACATGAAGCCTTTTGGCTGACCCAAACCAGAGCCAGTAACAAAAGCGGTGTTTTCTTTACGTGAAATTTTGTCTGCAACTTTACCTTGCAACCAGCTTTCAACGTCAAGATAAGCATCTTCCAGCATTTCCACGGTAGCTTGTGGCTCTGAATCGATCTTGTGTGCGAAAATCTCCAGCTCGCCCAATGCAGCCGTAGCTGTATCGGATGTTGCTGCATCTTCCGCAGTCCAGCTTGCATCGGTTTCGTTGTCATCAATCAACGCCGTCAACGATTTTGCCGAACCAGTAACCACGTTCGCAACTTGGCGAACAGGTGAAGTTTCAAACACGCGATCAACGATGAAGTTTGCCATTTCTGGGAGAACCAGATAGCCACCGTTTGGATCGTTATCGGTAGACATTGCGCGGATTTCGATACCACCATCAGACGACATTTTCATGCCAGCTGGGAGTTGACCTGAACGAGCAAATGATTCAAAAGCAGCTTTGTGTTCTGCAAGTTTCTCGTTCTTTTCGTTGCCAGCCACGCCTTTGCGTGAAATAGCGACTTCCAAGCTATCCATGCGATCTTGCATGGCTTTCTTTTCGTCTGCGTCTTTTTGGATTTTATCAGCAAGTTTGGTGAGTTGATCTGACATGGTGTCAAATTTTTTCTCGGTCAAACCGTCTTTCATGTTTTCGGTATCGCGTACCGATTTCAGTTCTGCGATGACTTTATTAACGTCATCAACTGCCTTTTTGAGTTCCTCTGACATTATTGTGTAGCTCCTTTAAAGATGTTAACAGGGTTTGAAGGTCACTATGTACCTTATCCATGTCAGCATCCCGCTGCACAATCATCGGCTCGTCTTGCTCGTCAGCATCACGCTGCATTCCAAGATAAGCCTTAAAGCCGTTGGACGTAATGGCTTTACTTTGCGTACGACCGTAGCCGATTGCACGCAACAATTTCTCAAATTCTCTTTCCGTCTGTGGTGTTCCAGTTTTCCACCCCATGACGTTTGCATATTTGTTTGCTGGGAAAGTCACCAAAGACACTTCCAGCAGGTCAACCTTTTTCAGTTTGCGAATACCTTTTGAGCGGTCGATCTCTTCCTCTTCAGTTCTGAAGCCGATTGAAAGACCCTTGATAGCTTTCTGTTTCAACAGACTATAGGCTTCACGACCAGCTTGCACATCAAGATTTAATTCGCCCTTAAGATACAGCCCGTTGCTATCCTCACGCGCTTCCGTCCATACGCCAATAGGTTGATCTTGATTGTGTTGCCAAAGCATAACAGGCATTGCCGCTTTAATGCTATTGACGAAAGCCCCACGCATAACAACATCACTATAGCTATCTTCAACGTTAAAAACAGAGCCGTAACCCTCAAATGTTGCGGTCTTTGTATCGGCATCTTCTGCCAAAAACTTCACATCAAGCGCGGTATCGAAGTATTTATTTTCCATTCTTAACCCCTATTGCAATACATATTAACAGTTATTTAACAATAACAAAACATTTTTATGCGCGTTCATATGTCAATACGCATCGGCAATTAATCGAGTTTGCAGCAGAACCATCGGACGGTTTCTCCAAACTTTCTCCGCCAACCTGAAAATAACCATCCAGCGGGGCGCGTACACCATCAACATCACGGTGATCATCACGGGTACGATCATCTTCCGTTGTGTTCCAAACCTTCATCATTTCAAACTGCACATCACCAGATAAATCCCGCGCCGTTTCAAGACTTGCATACATAGCGGCGTTATGCGTTTCAGTTCTAGCAATCATATCAGCGCGGAAAGCAGATAACCCACGAACGGCGAGCATACGGCGAATAACAACCGTTTCAGGCTCTTCACTATCTTGGGCTGCGACTACCACACGGCGTAAATCTTCCCGTGTCGTTCCTGCAACTTCCTTTGCCCGACTACCGCCTTTTGTTGTCATGTATTGACGTAACAGCATTTCCCATAGGTTGGTCTTTTTTTCTTGCGCATTTACCTGTTTAGAAACCTCTGACGAAAA